AAGTCTCTCGCCCTGCTGAAAGACGGTCCGGCGAAGGTCGTTCCGGTTAACGCGGAGCAGTACGACGATGAGTATTTGTCGCTGGATCTGAACGTGAAGGTAGTTGCGGATCTCGATGACGCTATTGCGCACATTCGTGAACACGGCACCCAGCATTCTGATGCGATCCTGACGCGCACCCTGCGCAATGCCGATCGTTTTGTGAATGAAGTGGATTCGTCTGCGGTTTACGTGAATGCCTCGACGCGCTTCACCGATGGCGGCCAGTTTGGTCTGGGTGCAGAGGTGGCTGTGAGCACTCAGAAGCTGCATGCCCGCGGTCCGATGGGGCTGGAAGCACTGACCACCTACAAGTGGATCGGCTTCGGTGATGATACCATTCGTGCGTAAATAATCGCGGGTGATGCAAAAATAGCCGTTTGATTCAAAAGGGCATTGACGCATCACCCGGTTAGATCTACTCTTTTGCCCCGTGGTTACGCTCGTAACCGGTCTCTCAGGGCCGATATAGCTCAGTTGGTAGAGCAGCGCATTCGTAATGCGAAGGTCGTAGGTTCGACTCCTATTATCGGCACCATCATTTCATCCAGTACCATCCTCAATACTCCATTTTCCCTTTGTTTTCGCGGGGTTGGCTGTTTTGTTTGTCCAGCGTTATCCACCTTTTACCGTTGCAATCCAAATTTAAAACGGGTACATAAACGGGTATCTGAGTTTGAGGCGGGTACCTAATGAAACTAAATGCGCGACAGGTCGAAACGGCAAAGCCAGCCGAGAAGGACTATAAGCTGCCAGACGGCAACGGGCTTATTCTGCTGGTGAAAACCAGTGGGGCAAAATACTGGCGTTATCGCTATACCTTCGCCGGTAAAGAAAAGATGCTGGCGCTCGGTGTGTACCCGGCTGTTTCGCTGGCGGCCGCTCGTGAAAAGCGAGACGAGGCCCGGCGGAACGTTGCGGCGGGGGCTGACCCGGTGAAGGTCAAAAGCCATGTTGCAGCTGCGGCAGCAAAGACGATCACGTTTAAAGAGATTGCTACAGAATGGCACGAATTCAAGAAGCCACGCTGGTCGCCTGGCTATGCCTCTGACATTCTCGAAGCATTCAACAAAGATATTTTCCCAGCGGTGGGTAAGCTTCCAGTTGCTGAAATCGAACCCGTCCAGATGTTGACCGCGCTGCGCAAAATTGAGAACCGCGGCGCAACCGAGAAAGCAGCCAAAACACGCCGGTGGTGTGGTGAAGTATTCAGCTATGCAGTTGCGACCGGGCGCGCGAAGTATAATCCCGTCAGCGAACTGAACAGTGCCATGACCGGCCATAAGGGGGAGTCCTTTCCGTTCCTGACGGCTGAAGAACTGCCCGATTTTCTGGCGGCGCTTGAAGGTTACAAGGGGAGTCCGCTCCCCCGACTGGGTTTGCAGATCATGATGCTGGCGGGCCTGCGTACTTACGAACTGCGGCATTCAAAATGGGAATGGGTAGATTTCGATAATCGGCTGTGGGAGATACCCGCCGAATTTATGAAGATGGATCGCCCGCATCTGGTACCGCTCTCCGATCAGCTTGTCGTCTTGCTGAAAGAGTTGCACGGTCTGACAGGTCGATACGTGAATATGTTCCCTGGCAGGAATGACCCGTCAAAGGTCATGAGCGAGAACACAATAAACAGGATGATCCACACGCTGGGGTATAAGGGGAGGGTAGTAGGGCATGGCTTCCGGCATACGTTCAGCACCATCCTGAACGATAAAGGATTCAACTCTGACTGGGTTGAACTCCAGATCGCTCACGTGGACAAGAACAATATACGCGGGGTTTACAACCATGCCCTGTATATGGAAGGGCGTCGGGAAATGATGCAGTGGTATGCGGATTATATTGACCAGCTGCGTTTGATTTAAAGAAACTGTTTTTTCCACTCTTCGACCTCGCCGCGCACCCAGCGGGAGGTTCGGCTCCCGAGTTTCTTAGGCTTAGGAAACTCGTTATTACTGATGCGCTCGTAAATGCTGGATTTTTTCAGACCAACAGAGCGCTCAACCTCTTTGATGTTAATCAGGTCAGTGTCAGAGATAACCGGGGTCATGCTATACCTCTCTTTTTCATGGCATCGAGCAGGATGTCCTGCACTGTTCGTTTTGAGTTGCGCCGCTCCATTACCATTTCGTCCATAGTGTCGGCGGCGATAATGTGGTGAATGAACACCGGGCGGTTGTGTCCGGCCTGAATCTGCCGGGTTGGCCCAATACGTTCGATAATTTGCTGGTACTGCTCCAGATCCCACCAGTGCGAGAAAAACACCAGTATGTTGCCGCCGTCCTGCATGTTCAGTCCGTGGCCCGCGCTGGCTGGATGTGCGAACAGAACCGGTATCTTTCCGGCGTTCCAGTCGCGAAGGGTCTGTGGATCCTGGTCAAGATGGCGACCTCGCGGGAACGCTTTAAGCAGACGCTCAAGGTCGTGCTTCCAGTGGTAGGCCACCAGCACCGGTGCGCCAGCAGCTTCGGTTAGAATACTGTCCAGCGCCTGCAGCTTTGCGTCGTGCAGTTCTGACCAGCTTCCGACGTCGTCGGTGTACACCGCGCCGCTGGCAATTTGCAGACACTTCACCGTTTTCGCCGCGGCGTTCGGCGCTTCGATACCCTCGCCGTTCAGCTCAAGGAACATTTCCTTTTCCATTTCGCGATACTGCTGGCGGGCCTTCGACGGCATGTCCACGCGGATCACGTTATGGATGGGCTCTTTGATGTCGAACCAGTCGGCGGCATCGAGGGAGATAGTCACGTCGGCCAGGGCGCGTTGTATTTCGTCTTGCGAATGTGCGAACGGCTCCAGCTTCGTCCAGCTTTGCCCCGGAAATTGTATTGAGTTGAACCAGCGGGAGGTAAACGCGCCGTAGGTGCGCCCGAGGCGCTGACCCTGGTCAACAAACCACGCCTGCCCCCACAAATCCACCAGACCGTTCGGTGCTGGCGTACCGGTAAGATTCATCCAGCGCCGGACGTGCTTATGTGCCACTTTGCCCAGCGCCGCCGCGCGCTTACCTCCACCTCGCAGCCGGAAAGATTTCAACCGGGTGCTTTCGTCGGGGATAACGGTACCGAACGGCCAGCGGCCGCCCAGCTCTTCCACCAGCCAGACCAGATTGTCGTAGTTAATGGTAAACACGCTGGCATTGCTGTTCACCAGCGCCGCAGCGCGCGCTTTGGCGTTACCGACAATTGGCTGCACCTCGATATTGCGCAGATGCCCCCACTTAACTGCTTCATCCGGCCAGGTGCTGGCAGCCACACGCAGCGGCGCGAGGACCAGCGCGGGCTGTGTCTCCGCTCCCGCCATGAAGAGATCTTCTAGCGTGGTGAGCGTTGCCACCGTTTTACCCATACCCATGCCCGCCCAGATGTTGCAGCGCAGGATGTCGATTTCGTGGTTAATGATGAGGTCTTGATACGGGCGGGGTGTAAACACTGAACTCACAATATCCCCTCCAGATTTTTGCTATCCAGCACCACCACGGTAAAGCCCAGCGTGCGCAGTCGTTCGTGTTCGCGCAGCTGGTCGGCGCGTGGTGGTTTGCCGGGCGCTTTGCATTCGACAAAGACGAGGCGGCCGCCGGGTAACAGGACAATGCGATCCGGTACCGAGCGGCGACCGGGTGACACGAACTTAAAGGCGACCCCGCCAGCCTTTTTCACTTCGGCGACGAGGTGCTGTTCGATAAGGCTTTCACGTTCGTAGGCCATCAGCTATTTCCCGAATGGCAATAAGGCGCTGGAGATTATCAACCCGCATCAGCAAATCCCAATTTGCGGCCATGCAGATCACTCGCCACTGCTCCGGCGAGAATTGGTGTTTGGTAATACCGTCGGTAACGACGATTACTCTATTTGCTTCATCTCGATAAACGTTAGCTTCTGGCTCGCTATGCATCGTCCACCGCCTTACGCTTTTCGCGCATGTTCTGCATCAGACAAAAATCAGACCGGCGTTCGCTCCAGTCCTGATTCAGTTCGTTACGTGATTCGCGGTTGGCTTTGGACCAGACTTTTGCCGCCCGGTCGTACTCCCCGGACTGCTCAAGGCGCAAAGCCTCCCGCGCAGTCCGGTAATAAAGCGGACTGTCCCGATATTTAAATGACATAGGGGTTACCTCAGAAACAATTCATTGAAGCGCAAACGGTCTGGACTCGCTGGCATGCTGCAATATCAAACATTCCGATATGACAATTTTCAGCGGGGATGCCTAATTGGTCGCTAAGCCATTGATAAGCTTGTTTTCGTGTCATTTTGCCCGATTTCCAAAGTGGGTCAAAATCTCTGTGGGCTGCACTTTTAGCTAATCGCAATTCGGCATTTGCAAGCCTGCCGAGTGGTTGAGCATCACTATTTTTATGGCATCCGACCCACGCTTGGCACGGCTCGCAGTGCCAAAACCGCAGAGAAAAAAGATCGGGGCGATGAGGGTAAATCTTGCGCCCGGTAACCAGCGTAGCTTTATCCCCGCAGTAGTCGCAAATAACCATAGCGATCAGTCCTCTTTTTTAGCGATCGGGCGGATGCTGCTCAGCACCAGACGAGTACGGACACCGACGGCACCACCGCGGCGGCCAGTGTCTTTGTAGTAATACTCTTTTGGGCCAGCCACCCATGTTGTGGGGTTTTGATGCAGTTGCACCTGCTTTTCACCGGTGCGGGTAATAACCGTTCCGGTATGCGTTTTTATTACAGCCATTGCGATTAATCCTTACGGTAGTGGTACGCCTCGAAGCCGCCAGCGTTCAGCGGGATATCGTGTGCCCATTCGGGGTTAGTGGAGAGCAGCGCGGAGAGCGCTTTGTCGTTGAAATCGTCAGTGTCCGGCGCTTCGGTGATTACCTCATCGTGTACCGTCAGCACAATGCTGTAACCGGCATCCTCGATCAGCGGCATGTTTCCGGCCAGAACGTCACGGGCGGCCGCCTGGGTGACGTTTTCCACCAGCTTTCCGCCGTAGGTTTTGAGCCGCTGCCATTTTCGCGAGTAGGAATTAACGCCCTGATAGGTGATGTTTCCCTTCTCGATGGACGGCGACGGGTAGCACAGTGCGCGCCCGGACGGCAGCTGTATGCGCAGCCATGCGCCATCACGGCGGATTTTCAGGTAACCGCAGTACAGCGTTTTTTGCGGTGTGGCGATGGCGGTGCGGACAGTGCGCTCCAGCTCATACCAGAAATCGCAGGTCGCCGGGTGCGCTCTGCGCCAAAGGCGCTTGAGCGAGTCACATGCGACGAATACGCGCTCGGACAGACCAAAGGTCGACTTACGTTTAACCGATTCGTCGTACCAGCTTTTTGCCTCTCGGATGACATCGCGGGGGATGTTCGGTAGTGCGGCGTTTGCCAGCTCGTCAAGGTCGAGGCCGTAGACCAGGGCGAAGGTAAGAAACGCCGCAACGCCACCACCAAAGCCGAGGCCCAGCTCCATCACCTTGCCGATCTGACGCTGGTATTTATCAACATCGTCCGGCGAGATATTGAAGGCGCGGGCGTAGGCCAGTTTATACAGGTCCGGCCCGGTTCCCTCGTCGTACTCCCGGAACGCGTCCAGCTTCCACTGCTCGCCGGCAAGCCAGGCCAGTTTTCGCCCTTCGATATTCGACAGGTCGCTAACCACCAGCTTTTTGCCTTCCGGTGCCATAATACAGCCGCGCAGCGCTGAGCTGGTCAGCTCCATGATGTTATCGAACAGCAGATCGGCGCATCCGGCTTTCAGCGCCTCGATACCCTCGTCTATCTGGTCCTGCTCAAGTGAAGGGCGGGGCAGGTTCTGAGGCTGGAATAGCCGCCCGGCCCAGCGCCCGGTTCGCGATGCGCCGCAGAACTGCAGCGTGCCGCGCAGACGCCCGTCGCTGCTCACGCCCTTCATCAGCGATTTGTACTTACTGGTGCTGGTGGTGCTGGCCTGCAGTCGGATAGCCAGCAGCTCTTTCACCGCCGACGGCAAATCAGGATCCGCCATACGGCGCTCCAGCGTGCTGCGCTGCATGTCCGGCAGCTCCACGCCGTAGGATTCAACAATGTGCTTAATCAGGGCATCGCGCTGCGTGGCCGCCTGCACTTCGCCGTCGGTCATCACTTGCGTGCGCTTTGCCAGGCGCTTTTGCTCCTGGTCTACTGCCTCAATTGCGGCGCGTGCGAGCTGCACATCCATGCAGACGCCGCGGTCGTTGATCTGCTGATCACGATGCCATAGCGCCAGCTCTGCGCCCTTGTAGTTCCACTTTGGTAGACGCTTATGCACTTCGCGCATAGCCTCAATATCCAGCCCGGCGTATGCAACAAAGCGCCGCCATTCTTCCGGGTGGGTCTTGCTGGTGGCCCGGCGCAGTTTGCTGTTCTTCGGACGTGGCTTACAGAACAGCTGGATCAGCGCTTTACCTTCTTTGTCCTTCGCCTTGTCCTGCGGGACGCCCAGCACCTCACAGAGTGCCCCCAGCGCGCCGGGGAGACCGTGCGCCAGCGCCTGCACCATTGTGTCGCGCCAGCGTGTTACGTCGGGGGCCAGACGCGGTATTGCATGGCGCAGCACCGTGCGGTCAAAGTGTGAATTGTGGAAATAAAGCAGGGTGTCGGGGTCGGCGATAGCCTTCTGAAGCCTGCCGGGGATAGGTTCGCCAGCAGTCAGATCCCAGACGCTAACCGGCTCGTCGCCGATGGCCCAGGCAAACAGCATCACCTCGACACCTTCTGCATAAGCGTGCGTGCCGTTCGTGATGGGTATCTCGCAGTAGGTTTCCAGGTCGCCCCAGAGAATGGTTTCAGACATAGCTTTTCCTCGCGGGTGCTTTGCAAAAAGGGGACTCTTTGCAAAACACCCGGCGCATGGCCGGGTGGGTATGGGGTTAAATCAGAGTGTCGGCGTCTGCACCTTCGCTGATATCGTCGAAGTCGTCAGGGGCAGCAACACCGCCGCCAGCGAATGCGTCACCGTCGCGGAGGAACTGGACGCCACTCAACGAGGCGTTGATACGCTTGCCAAAGTTATTGTCCTGCGCCCAGATATCCACTACGGCGTTGACATAGCAACCTGCATACGGGCGACCGTCGGCCTGAATCAGTGCTGTACGGTCACGATCCAGAACGGTAGGGCGCGCCTTGTTTGCTGCGTTCAGGAAGAAGTTACCGGGAAAGCCTTCATATTCGGCTTTCTCGTCGCCGTCATGCAGGCAGAGGTTGAGCTTTTTCTCCAGCTGACCGTAAATGGTTTCCCACTTCTCACCCCATTTTTCCTTCGCTACCTGTTTCAGCGCTTTGCGGACTTCTTCCAGCTGCGGGTGTTTCGGATCCATCAGGAAAACAGCAGAGAAGCGCGGGTCGCCTTCACCGTTTACGGTTTTTGCTTCGAACAGAGCAGGGAAGGCCAGGCGGACGTTGTTCAGTTTAATTTTCATGGGTATTTCCTTAATCAGATGAGGTCAGCGGCGAGCGCATCGTCGGACACGTCGTCGAAATCGTTAACAGGGTTGATAGTGAGCGCTGGGCGCGGGTCGGATTCTGGGGCGACGGTAGGCTTACCGTCAGCACGGGTGATCAGCGCTTCGACTTTCGGCCAGCGGCGAGGGCTGGCCTTTTTGATAAGCTTCTCGGCTTTGGTAGGGCTGATCAGCTTGAAGTCGAAGACTTCTTCCATTTTGTAGCGGAACTGGTCTTTCAGGAGCGCGCGGGCGGCTTCTTCATCGCTCCAGGCACGATTACCCTGTTTGCCAGTAACCAGCTTAAACCCCGGTACCGGACGCCCGGCGTTCAGCTCACTGTTCACCCGGTCGCGCACAGCCTTTAGCCACGATTCGATAGCATCGGCCTGGCTATAGATCTCCGCTAGTTCCTCGATAGTCAGAAGCGGTACGCGGGAGCTGGCATCAGTGATGATTTCACCGACCGGTTTTGTCAGGTCTTCAAAATCGCTTGCAGCAGTTTGCATGTGCTGCATTTTCTGAGCAGCGCAGACGGCTTTTGCCTTACAGAACCGGCATTGTTTTTCGCCCGGAGTGAAGTTTTCCAGCGGCAGGGTTTCGACGCCTTCGCAGTCCGCGATGTTGAACATCACGATCACACTGGCGGCCGCTTCCTGCGCCCGTTCGCCGAAGGCCTGGAGCTCTTCGACCGTCAGGGCCCACTCTGAAACGTGGTTAAGCCGCGGCTGGTGGATGAACAGGCGCACAGTCTTGAAGTCGTACAGCATGCTGAACTGTTCGAGCGCGCCCAGGGCATACAGCTGCAGCTGCTCGTTCTGCTCGGCATCGACGCGCACACCCTTACCGTATTTCAGGTCGTGGATCTGCAGCTCGTTACCCGCGATGATTACGCCGTCGGCGGTACCAAAGGACTCTTCCACGCCCACGATATGGGAGAAGTCGACACGCTGCTCGACCAGCAACTCATTGCCCTGCGACAGCGCCCAGACGGTGTCGACGTAACGGCCAACGGCTTCGACCATTTCCTCATCTACCTGCGGGCCGGAAGTATCATCCGGGTGCTCGGCAAGGGGATAGGAGCCGAGGAACATCGCGACATTGCAGCCCGCATAGTGTTCCGGGTGGCTCTGACGGTTGCGCAGCACCTTTTCGCCAAGTGCATGCGCCGCAGTGCCTTCTAAAGCAAAGGACGTTTCTTTGTCTGGCTGAGTGGCCTCCAGCGCCAGACTACCGGGGCAGCGCATCCACCGATGCGCTGAAGACGGGGAAAGTCGTGCATGAACTTCTGGCATAATTAACCCTCCAGCGCTTTTTCAGCCTGAGCGATCACGTCTGCGAGTTTATCGTCAGCAACTTCGCCGAGTTTTTTGGCACCCTGTTTTTCCAGAATCGCCACCGCTTCGGCACGGTAACCACCTTTCGCCAGCTGGAGGATCATTCCTTCGGCCTGTTTACGCAGCGCCGCAAAATCGGTCTGCGCGCCTGCACTAACTCCTGCATCATCACCCGTTTCGGTACCGCCTTTTGCCGCGTTTTTACGCGCAAAATCTTCCTGCAGCTGGAGGTATTCAACTTTGGTGATTTCGATATGGCCCTTTTTAAGCAGTTCGTTCAGCTTGCGTAAGGTGTGAAGCTCGCTGGCGGCGGAGCCATCGACATTTTTGCAGTAGAAGGGCCCGGTGCGTTCTTCATCCTTACCGCTGGTTTTCGGCTTCACTTCATGACGGCCGTCGGCTGGTGCGTCCAGTAAGCGCTCGGCAAAGTCACGGCGTGCCGCGATGGTTGGTAAATCGTCCCAGAAGCGCAGGATGTTACGTGACAGGTCAAGTAATGCTGGCTTGTTCAGATGGCCGGCGCGTTTGACACCCTGCAGGGCGCTGTCCAGAGCGTCGATCTGCACAACGCGCTTATCGCCTTCGGCGTCACGATAATCAACAACACGCTGGACCATCGTTTCGCTGAGCTCCTGCGGGTCCGGGTAGAATGCAGCCAGAGCGATAATGTCGCTGAACTCCAGATCGTCCAGCGTAACTTTGCGGATATCGGTATTTTCCGCTTTGTTTTCCGGTACCGTTTCGCGGTATTCCTGCACCTGCGCCACGGTGTCCGCGCGGAGAGGTACGCCAGAGTCCAGCGCGGTGATAAGCCGTTCCAGCAATTCGTTGTTACGGGTTACCAGCTGGTTATTAAGTTCCAGATTTGTTTCTAAGCTCATACTGCGGTCCTCGCTACAAGGAGAATGAAGGTAATAGCCAGGCCGAACGCAGTAGCGAGGGCCAGACCGGTGAAGATGTCGAAGTGCTTGCGACGCCAGCGGAGCACATCGCGCCCCGTCAGCCGGTGGAGGTGTTCAGGTTTCATCGGTAGTGCTCCTTTTCATGTCGGGGAGCGCACTGCACTAAATGCGCTTTCAGGCATAAAAAAGCCCGTCATGGGAGGCGGGCAAAGACTACACACAGCAATGGATGATTCAGGGGGTAGGGTTAGAAGTTCCAGGCGACGCCGTTCAGTTCTTTGGTAATCTGGCGCGCTTCGGCTTTGCCGTTAACTGGCTTAGTAACTTTGGTGCTGACGCCATTTACTGGCGTATGAGTGATTTCTATAAACTTGGTTTTGCGGGATGCGAAGTAACGAACCTGCGGGAATTTGCTCATTATGTTTGTCCTCTCAGTGGATTAGTAAAAGGCCCGAAGCCTTTGATTAATTCACTGCACGCCCCATCATCGGGGCGTTTCAACTTGCGTGACTTATCAGCTCGTCGCGGTGTGGTCCTCTACGCTTACCGTACGCATACGGACTCGGCGCTTACTTCGATCCCATCGAGTGCTATTTCGTTTTGCCAGGAGCACAGCGGCTTACCTGTCACGCGGTTCTGTTTGTTAAAGAGCGATTGCTTAACCCGAAAATGCATTGAATTAAGCGATAACGCATTTATATGCTAACTCGCATTATCTGGTCAACCCAAAAATGCATTATTTCGCAAAAAAGAAAGGCCGCATAAAGCGGCCTGTATTTAACACTTTGATTTTATTAGGGGCGCCATAGCGACGATTTAGCTATGCCTGCTATGTACTGGATTTTAGTGACAGAACTCTTAGGTAATCTGATAGGTGCGTGGTTTTCGTTTACCGGGAGTAAATGGTAAAAGCCGTCGCGTTCAAAAAGAAAAGTCTTGACCATTACCTCACCCTGTTCGGTGACTACTAACACTTCATCCCCTGGGTGGTAGCCGTGGTTAGGTTCTATTATTACGAACTCACCTTCTTTGATGCGAGGTACCATAGAATCGCCAACGCATTTTAGCGCGTAAACATCTGCATCATATGAAGGCCATCTGATGTGACCGTCTCCATTACCAACTGGGTATTGCATATCTGTCCAGAATCCTCCATTACCCAGCTGGGTATTGCCCAATACTGGTACTTCCCTGAATTCAAAATCATAAGGGTCACCGTCCACGTCAACTACTGTTCGTGGTTTTTCGGCTTGCAGGTCGCACTCCACCAGATCCACTGGGGAGATTTTAAAAAACTCAGCAATATGTTTCAGGGTAATGTACTTCGGATCTTTAATTTCCCCAGCAAGCATGCGCTGCAGAGTAGACTGCTGCATTTTTACTTTTCTGGATAGCTCCGTCACGCTAGAGATACCTGCTTTCTCCATTAGGTATTTTATGTTTTTCTGAACAACATCGTATTCGTATGCCATGTCTTTGAATCCTTGTTCGTTTAATGAACAAATATGCGTTATTGCATATTTTAGCGCGTTTATTTAAAGCGTTTCTGGGTTGTTTATCAATGCGTTTTCGGATAGATTTGCTTCATAACATAAACGATGGAGCATATCGCCATGATTGAGTTAACTCCTAAAGACATGGTTCAGTCCCTGATTGATGCAGGGTATACCCAAAGCCAGATTGCCGAAGCTACTGGCGTAGCACAATCCTCAATTTGCCGACTGCTTACCGGTGTGCATACAGATCCGCGCATATCTACCGTCAGGGCTTTAGAGAATATGCTGCGTACCGTCGGCGAATCTAAAAAGGCGTAACCCATGCCAGAGAAAAAGATCTGGGGGGCAACGCCTGACGAATGGTTCCACTTCGATCTGGTGCTGGGGCGAACTGACCAGCTGCTGCCGGTCGTGTGCAACCCGGGCGCTACCATATCCCCCAACAGTAAGCTGAAAAAAATAGGTAAGACGCCTAGCCTGTATAACCGTGACCGCCTGGTAACAGGTATTTCTGAGTGGTCGGCGTACGTTGTTACTGAGCATGACTTTGCCCGCTGGTCTAACGAACCGGATTACGGGATCTGCGTGCGTACAGGTCACGGCTGGCTTGCACTGGACTGCGACAGTACAGATGCAGATATTCAGGCTGATATCCGCAAAACGCTGGTGCAGCTGCTGGGCGAGCTGCCGCCGCGACGCTGGCGTGCCAACAGTAACAAATGCCTGTACCTGCTGGCCGTAGAGGGTGATTTCCGTAAGCGCATCCACCGTCTGGCGGGTGATATGGGAATTATTGAGCTGCTGGCCAACGGACAGCAGTTCGTTGCCTGCGGTACTCATGAAAGTGGTGCGCGTATTGAATGGGACGGCGGTCTCCCGGACGAGCCACCAGCCATAACAGCTGACCAGCTCGACACGCTGTGGCAGCGCCTGGCGGATCAGCTGCCTGTGTCGGTCACCACCGAAGCGGGCAGCACGAAGATGCGCGACCGCTCAACGTTCACGCCCGGCGCGACGGACGATACAGCCGAATATCTCGACGCCAATGGCTGGACGCTGCTGGACGGCGCGAACGGCGAGCGCTATATCCGCTGCCCGTTCGAAGACGGCCACAGCACCGGCGGCGACCCGACCAGTACGGTTTACTTCCCGGGCGGTACCGCAGGCTTTGAACAGGGGCATTTCAAATGCCTGCACGCCAGCTGCGCACACCGCGACGACGGCGATTTCCTTAATGCCATCGGGATCCGCAACGACGATTTCGAAGACCTGACCAGCACCGAAGTGGCCGAACCATTACCGCTGCCGGCGTTCGAGCGCGATAAGTGGGGCCGCATCGAGGCCACCATCAGCAACGCGGCCAAAGCCGTTGTGCGTCCTGACTTCGTGGACATCGATATCCGCTTTGACCAGTTCCGTGACGAAATCATGTTCGCCCAGGCTGGCTCCGGCCAGTGGCAGGCGTTCACCGATGCGGACTATGCGCGCCTGCGCATTACGATGGAAAAGCGCGGCTTTAAGCCTGTCGGGCGTGAGCTGATACGCGACGTGGTGCTGCTGGCCGCTGACGAACAGCCGTTCGACTCGGCGATTACCTGGCTGAACGGGCTGGAGTGGGACGGCGTGCCGCGTATCGAAACTTTTTACCATACGCACTTCGGTACCGCCGACACGCCATATACCCGCGCGGTGTCTATGTACATGTGGACCGCGCTGGCGGGCAGGGTGCTGGAGCCCGGCGTTAAAGCCGATATGGTGCCTATCCTCGTTGGCCCGCAGGGCTGCGGTAAATCCTCCGGCGTGGAGGCTTTATCACCCGACCCGGCGTTCTTCACCGAGATCTCTTTCGCTGAGAAAGACGACGACCTCGCACGCAAGATGCGCGGGCGTCTGGTGGCGGAGATTGGCGAGCTACGCGGACTCAATACCAAAGAGCTGGAATCCATCAAGGCATTCGTGACGCGTACGCATGAGAACTGGATCCCTAAATACCGTGAGTTTGCTACCCAGTTCCCGCGTCGCCTGGTGTTCGTCGGTACCACCAACGAGGACGAATTCCTCGCTGACAAGACCGGTAACCGTCGCTGGCTCCCCGTGGAGGTGTCGAAAGTCGACGTGAAAGCGGTAAAAACAGACCTCCTTTTGCTGTGGGCTGAGGCCCGCGAGACGTTTAAGCGCCTCGGCGGCATCCAGTTCCGCGATGCTGAGCGGCTCGGTGCGAGTGTCCACGAGCAGTACACCATTAAGGACGCGTGGCTCGAAACGGTCGAGAAATGGCTAGACACGCCTGACCTGATGACTAACGACATTCCGCGAAACTGCGAATTTTTACGCGCTAGCGACGTTCTGCGCGATGCGATTGGCTTAAACCCCAGCCATATCGGAAAACGCGAAGAAATGCGAATTAGTAATGTTTTGCAAAATTGCGGTTATTCGCGAGTTACTCGACGCGTTGAAGGCAAATCAATGAAGGTTTGGCAGCGAGCGTAACCACCTGTTACCACCTTAAAACTGAGGTGGTAACAATTTAACTAATTGAAATTTAATGAATGTTACCACTGTTACCACTGTTACCACCTTTTTACTAAGAACCCCATATATATATATAAGTCGATTTAGGGAAAGGTTAGAGAAAGGCGGTAACAGTGGTAACAGGTGGTAACACGCCGAACATGTAATTTATTGCGGGTAGCGATATGCAAACACGATTTGATTCCACCACGGCGATTAACGAGCGCCAGAAGCTCAATAAAATCGCTCTCTATGCTCGCGCGCGCGCGCGTTTTGGGGGGTGACCTATGCCAGTCGTCGCAACGTTCAAAACGGACTGGTTCCGGGTGATTAACGACATCACGCGCAGCGGCATTCCCCTGCAGGAGATTGCCAGAGAGCTCGATGTGTCGAAGTCTGCTATCATCGGTTGGAAGCAGGGCGCAGCACCGAACCACCACACAGGCGAAGCGCTGATAGATTTCTGGTGCTACGTCACACAGCGCCCACGCTCCGAACTACCGGCGCAGGTAACATCACGGCGCTTTGTGTACGCCTGGCGATCGAAGCGTCTGACACCATGAAAACTTGCAAAAACAGGGCGTTCATCGGTTAAAAACGCTATGCAAAAACCGCCCTGTTTTATGCATGATCTATGCAGTCCATTTTCACCATTTCCAGCCAGTAAACCGCAACAAATAACCCCTTCACGCTAAATCGTTAACGAGTGCTATTTCGCTGGTGCGCGCAACGTCCATTATGTTAAATCGGCCCTGTTTTTAACAAATCTTCCATTTGGTCGGGATTCCGACCGCCGCCCCATTTCACACTTACGGCTCAATCATCACAGGAGCCACCAAAATGGGTAGACCAAAGAAACCTGTCGAAGTACCAGGGCAGGAGCCTGAAACGGGCGCAGAACCGGCTACGGGCACGTCTGGCGAAGCGGTAACGCTGTACCAGCAACGCGCTGAGCCTGAGGTAATCCAGCAACGCGTTGCCAGCCTTCTGGACGATGCCGTCCTTGCTGAGCGCAATACTCTGCTGGGCACCATCAACGAGCAGGGCGCGGCCATCATCGCCCGCTTTGAAGAGCTGGCCTTTACCGACCTTGCTGACCAGCAGCTGACCGACAATCTCGAATTCCTCCAGCTCGTCAAAAAAGCTACCACGGCGGAGCCTGCCGCGCCGCTGGGCTACATGACGAACGACGAGGGCAAACGCCAGCCGGTGACGGGTAAGCCCGTTCTGACTGAGCACGGCTGGCACGTTCCGGGCTAAGAGAGGGAATCGTTATGTGTGGAGGCGGAGCGCCAAAGGTCGTACAGACCGACCCGCAGGCCGAAGCGGATGCAGCTGCCGACGCAGCGGCAAAAGCGGCGAACGCAGACGCAGCATCGCGTAAGAAGCGCAAGAAAGGCTCATCCCTACTCGCCAGTGGTGCAGAGGGTGCGGCTGATTCTGGCAGCTCTCTGCTGTCCTCTGGCGCGCAGGCAGCGCAACAGAAAAACACTCTGGGGGCGTAACTGATGGATGAACTCGCCGTTAAGCTGATTAAGCGTTCCGATACGCTGAAAGCCAACCGCCAGCAGCATGAAAGTGTCTGGCGCGAGTGCTATGACTACACCTATCCGCTGCGCGGCGCGGGATTCTCTGACGAAGTGCTCGACGCTCAGAGTGCAAAACACAAGGTGGCGAAGCTACTGGACGGCACCGCCACCGACAGCGCACGCATGCTGGCCTCTGCGCTCATGTCCGGCATGACCCCGGCAAACGCGCAGTGGCTGAACCTCGACAGCGAATCACTGCCGGACGATGCCAAAGCCTGGCTGTCCGAGTGCGCCACGCTGGTGTGGGAAAATATCCACGCCGCCAACTTCGACGCCGAGGGCTATGAGGCAAATCTCGACGTGGTATGCGCTGGCTGGTTCGTCCTGTACATCGACGAGGACCGGGAAGAGGGCGGCTACACATTCCAGCAGTGGCCACTGGCGCAGTGCTATGTCACGTCCACCCGTAAAGACGGCATCGTGGACACGATATACCGCCGCTACCAGCTGACCGCAGAGCAGGCCATCAAAGAATTCGGAGCGGACAAGGTCAGCGAGAAAATTCGCGATGCAGCGAAGAAAAAGCCCGACGATAAATTCGATTTCCTGCACTGCATTTTCCCGCGCGAAACCTACATGGTCGATGCCCGCCTGGCGAAGAACATGCGCTTTGCGTCGTACAACGTCGACGTGAGCAACAAGCAGATTGTGCGTGAGTCTGGCTACCACGAATTCCCGTGCTGCGTGCCGCGCTGGATGAAAATCCCCGGCGGCTCCTACGGCATCGGCCCGGTTTACGATGCGTTGCCGGACTGCAAAGAGCTGAACGAAACCAAACGCATGGAGAAAGCCGCGCAGGATCTGGCTATCTCTGGCATGTGGATTGCTGAGGACGACGGCGTACTCAACCCGCGCACGGTCAAGGTCGGCCCGCGTCGCATCATCGTGGCGAACAGCGTTGACAGCATGAAACCACTGCTGACTGGTTCAGATTTCAGCGTTGCGTTCACCGCAGAAGAGCGCCTGCAGGCATCTATCCGAAAAATCATGATGGCCGACCAGCTGCAGCCGCAGGACGGGCCAGCCATGACCGCCACGGAAGTGCACGTGCGTGTCGCGCTGATTCGCCAGCTGCTTGGTCCGGTGTATGGCCGGTTCCAGGCTGAATACCTCCAGTTGCTGGTGGTGCGCTGCTTTGGCATCGCTTTCCGCGCTGGCATCTTCTCCCCACCACCGGAGAGCCTGCAGAACGCCAATTTCAACGTGCGTTACATCTCCCCTCTGGCGCGCGCCCAGAAGCTGGAAGACGTAACGGCAATCGAACGCCTCGGCGCGAACGTGGCAAACCTCGCTGGCATCAACCAGGACGTTGTTGACCTCATCGATACCGACGAAGCCACGCGCGTTGTGGCTGAGGCTCTCGGCGTTCCGGCAAAAGTAATTCGCTCATCCGATGCCGTGGCAGACCTCCGCGACCAGCGCCAGAAAGCACAGCAGCAGGCCGCTCAGCAGCAGCTCATGATGCAGGCGGGCACCGAGGCAGCAGGAGCAGCAGGGCAGACAGCTGGCGCGGCGATAGGGCAACGACTGGCAGGTAACCAATGAGAATAAAACAGGCTACGCCTCAGGACTTTAAGCGCATTTTCGAAGAAATGCCCGGCGGTTCTCAGGTGCTGGAAGAATTAACGCGCCGCTTTGGGCGTGCGGCGTACGTCCCCGGCGGTACCGAGGGCGACCGAGAAACGTGTTACAGGGCAGGGCAGCGATCCGTACTGGATTACATCCTGCGCGAAATCAACAAGGCCGATGGAGTAGAAGACGATGTGGAAGCTTAAACACTTATTCATGAACGCCGAGCAGGGTGCAGAACAGCCGGGCGGCGGTAACGGAGGTGGTGAAGATGGCGGCAATAATCCGGGTGCTGGTGATCCTTCTGGCAATTCTCTGCTCAGCACCGGCGCGGGTGAACAGGGCGCGTCTGACTGGATACCGGAAAAATATCGCGTTATGGGCGAGGACGGAAAACTCAATATTGAGGGCTCTGCCCGCAAACTGGCGGATGCTCACACTTCGCTTGAGAAGCGTCTTGGCAGCATCGGCACACCGCCGAAAACTTCTGATGAATATGAGCCTAAGGTAGAAGTCGATGGATTCAACTGGGAAGAGTTCAAAGCCGATCCACGCATGCAGAGCTTTATGAAAACTGCGCACGCCAAAGGCATCACCAACGACCAGATGAGTTTCATCCTAGGTGAATACGCGCAGCGTGCTCCCGAGCTGGTAGGCGGTGCCGCTGAGCTGGATTCACAGTCTGCCACCACGCAGCTGCGCGAGGTTTGGAAGACTGACGCAGAGTTTAAGCAAAACATCGGTCTGGCTTTCCGAGCGTTTAATTCGCTGGCTGACGACGCTGACAGGGGCCGTATCGACGAGATCGGCAATAACCCGATGGTTATCCGCATGCTCGCAAAGGTCGGTGCAGAAATGCAGGAAGATGCGCCAGCGGGCGGCGATGTCAATCTCGAAGAGCAGCAGACCATCCGCGACCTGATGAAGTCTCCAGCGTACATGGATCCGAAACACGCCGACCATGAACGCGTATCTGCACAGGTAAAAGCGTATTACCAGAAGCGTTACGGCGATCAAACCGTAGCGTGACATGTCACGACAACTTAAAACGAGGAAAGACCAGTGAGCGACAAAGATATCGAGCAGGAAATTCAGACTAAAGGCTTAACGGCACCGCGCGTTACGCCAGATCACATCCAAAGCGTCATCAGCCACGAGTTGTATTTTACCGCTCAGCAAGGCGTTTTTGGGGAAGCTGCAACCCACGTGACCGACCTGAAAGATACACCTGCATTCCCGGTACATAAAAGTCTTGAGCTGCTGACCTTCTGCGTTCTGGTGCTGCACAACGGTTTTACCGTCACCGGTGAAAGCGCCTGCGCCAGCCCAGAAAACTTCGATCCTGAAATTGGACGCAAGATTGCCCGTGAAAATGCGGTCAATAAAATCTGGATGCTAGAAGGTTATTTGCTGAAGCAGCGACTTTTCGATCATCAACAATGCTGGGGCGCCTGACAAAGTCTTAGAAGGAAATAATTCTCCGCATACCTCATCAAAAGCCAGCCTGACCCGCTGGCTTTTTCATTTGGTCGGGATTCCGACCGCGCACCTCGCTAACAATCTCCCCACAAACAGCCCGGCGGGGACGCCGGATACCTGATTTCTCCCGCAGTGCGTAAGCGCCACCCGCATTGTGCAGATTTGGGCCGGGAAACCGATACCCCAGCAGGCGATATTTTCTGGAGTGATTGTTATGCCATTTGATGCCAATAAGAACATGATCACCGCTGCGTTTATCACGCAGTTTCATGATTCTTTCGAAATCGCCGCGCAGCAGAAGGATTCCCGCCTGCAGGCAGCGGTAAACGACCGTGGGATGATCACCGGCGAAGCGTTCACCATCAACGATATGGGCACCATCGAAATGACGCAGATCACCACGCGTTTCGGTGACACCGTATGGGACCTGCCAGAAGCCGGTACCCGTAATGCGCTGATGGCGGACTACGGTGTGTTCGTTCCTGTTGAAAAACGCGATCTGCGTAAACTGCTTGCCGACCCTCAGGGACCATACCTGCAGCTCACCCTGGCGGCTGCCAACCGCAAAAAAGACGATGTTGTTTATCGTGCGCTGCTCGATCCAGTGCTGCGTAAAACATCCAGCGGTGGCGCGTTCGCTCCTGTAGCGCTTCCTGCATCGCAAAAAATCGTTGCTGGTGGCACAGGCATGACCAAAGCCAAGCTGATCACCGCTAAAGCGATGTTCCGCCGTAACGAGTGTGACGAGCAGAACGGGGAAGAGCTGTACATGACGTACAACGCCGACATGCTGACGCAGATCCTCAGTGATACCACGCTGACTTCTGCCGATTTCATGGCGGTGAAAATGCTGCAGGAAGGTGCTGTGTCCTCCAAATGGCTCGGCTTCAACTGGCTGGCTTACGAAAAACTGGATTCTGCGACTGCAGGCGATCCGGCCGTTACCACCAAAACCGCCGTCGCGTGGTGTAAATCCGCTGTGCATTTCGGTACCGGCGCTGAGTACAACGTTGATATCGGCCCACGTCGCGATAAAAACAACACCATTCAGATCTCTGTTGATGCGTCTTATGGTGCTGGCCGTGCCAACGAGAAAAAAGTCGTCGCCATCGATTTTGTTGCTTAATGCCGCTGGTGTATTTGCCGGGGTACACCCCCGGCCTTTTTTCATCTGAGGTTCTGCCATGACTTCGAGTGTATCGATCTGCTCAAACGCACTTCTGGCGCTGGGTGCTCACCCGATAAATGATTTCGACGAAGACACGGATCATGCCCGTCTTTGCGCCAACCTTTACCCTACTGTCCGCAATAAATTACTCCGCGCTCACCCCTGGAACTGCGCGATAAAACGCGTTGTGCTATCACCTGTCAGCGCCGCGCCTGTCTTCGGGTATGGTTATCAGTTTTCTTTGCCTGGCGACCTGATTCGCGTTCTCTCTGTTGGCGAACTACGTGACGATATTGATTACCGTATTGAGGGCACCCGGTTGCTGTCCAACGTCGATGTGATTCGCCTGCGCTATATCTACCGTAACGAGGACGAGTCCACATGGGATGCCGCGCTGGTGGATGTTGCTGAAATGATGATGCAGTCCAAGCTGGCGTATGCGGTGACTGGATCCGCCAGCCTGCGCGATAGCCTGGCGCAGGAGGCTTCATTCCTGCTGAAACAGGCAAAAGCCATCGATGGTCAGGAAGAACCGCCGGAAGAGCTGGGCGGCTATCCAACTTATGAGTCGAGGTTCTGACATGCGCGCGAACCTTATAAAAACCAATTTTACAGCTGGCGAAGTTTCCCCTCGCCTGATGGGGCGCGTTGACATTGCCCGCTACGCCAATGGCGCGAAGGTTATCGAAAACGCGGTGGTGGTCGTGCAGGGTGGTGTTGTCCGCAGACCTGGCACTCGTTTTGCGGCGGCTACCAAACACGGCGATAAAAAATCCCGACTCATTCCCTATGTGTTTAACAGGTCGCAGGCTTACATGCTGGAGTTCGGCGACGGCTACATGCGCATTTTTCAGAACGGCAAGCAGCTGGTCAACGAAGACAATACGCCGTACGAAATTGCCAGTCCCTACACCGCTGACATGCTGTCCGCAGTGAATTATGTGCAGGGTGCTGACACTATGTTCCTGGTGCATCAGTCCGTGAAACCTCACCGTCTCCAGCGCCGCGGTCAAACCGACTGGGTGCTCGAGCCTGCACCGTTCATTGTTGAGCCGTTCGACGAGGTTCGCGACACCCCGCAGAAATGGTGTAAGCCGTCCGTCAAAGAGTTCGTGGGCTCTGAGATTACGCTGACCCTGAGCGATGCGGATCCGGGTGACAATCCAAGCCCGCCATTCACTGGCACGGGCTGGGTTGCTCAGGATGCGGGCTCGTATGTCCGCCTCAATGACGGACTGGTACTGATAAAGAGTATTACCAGTGCACAGATTGCCGTCGGTACTATCCGCAGCGATTTAACGGCAACGCAGGCAGCCTCACCGGGTTCGTGGACGCGAGAGGACACAGTCTGGACAGATGAATTTGGCTATCCCGGTGCGGTTACGCTGTACCAGCAGCGCCTTGTACTTGCGGGTTCGCCGAAGTATCCGCAAACAATCTGGTGGAGTGAAACGGGCGTTTATCTGTCCTTTGAGATTGGCACCGAAGATGATGACGCGATCAGCTTCACGCTGTCTTCTGACCAGCTCAACCCGATTGTGCATCTGGCGCAAATGAATACCCTGATTGCGCTGACCTACGGCGGCGAGTTTACGATCACCTCTGGCAATGATGCGGCCATTACTCCGACCAATATTTCGGTGAAAAACCCCAGCCCGTATGGCTGCAACGGGATCCGCCCGGTGCGCGTTGGTACCGAAATCATGTTTGTACAGCGCGCTGGCCGTAAGCTCTATGCGGTAGCGTACGATCCCGACAGCTTTGTTTCCTATTCCGCCAACGATATGACGGTGCTGGCCGAACACATCACCTCTGGTGGCGTGCTGGACATGGCATACCAGCAACAGCCGGATGCGTTTATCTGGATGGTCAGGGCAGATGGCGTTGCGGTCACAATGGCTATCGATCGCGCTCAGGATGTTATTGCGTGGTCCCGTCAGGTGACTGCCGGCGCGTTTGAGTCGGTGGCTACCATCCCGTCCGAAACCGACGATGTGGTTTACGCCATCGTTCGTCGTGAGATAAATGGCCAGACAGTTCGCTATGTCGAGGTTTTCGACAGCACGCTTTATACCGATGCCGCTGTCACCGGAACAAGTAGCGCCGGTTCTGCGACATGGTCCAATCTTTCCCACCTCGAGGGGCAGACTGTTGATGTTGTTGCTGACGGTGCTGTTATGCCGCAGTACACCGTTTCCTCTGGTCAAATCACCCTGTCACGCCCGGCGAAAAGCGTTGAAATTGGCCTGCACTTCGAAAGTACGATCGAAACACTTTCGCCAGAGGTTCAGACCACAGAGGGTACGACACAGAACGCGAAGAAGCGCACCAGCGAAGTGACTATGCGTTTTCTCGAAACTACTGGCGCAGAGTGCAACGGCCAGGTCATTCCGTTCCGTCGGTTCGGTCCAAAAATCCTTAACCAGCCCGCACCACTTTTCACCGGGGATCACTACTGGGGAAAACTCGGCTGGGAGCGCGGGGAAGACACCCTGCTTATTCAGCAGCGCCAGCCGCTGCCATTCCATCTTCTCGCAATTGTTTTCACGTTCACCAGTAACGGGGGCTGACATGGTACGTAACGCAACGGCCGGGGACATCCCGGCGCTGATCGAGCTGGGGGCGAGGATGTATATCGAATCCCGCTATTCGCAGAATTCTCCCTTTGATGAAGAAAAATGCGCAGAGCTCGCCCGCAACCTTATATCGTCTCACGCCGGTTGTCTGCTGGTGGTAGAAAAAGACGGCGCGGTAATCGGCTGGCTGGCCGGGGGGATTGCTGAGCAGTGGTTCAGCCGCCAGCTGATGGCGTTTGAGTATGGGCTGTTTATCGCGCAGGAACATCGCGGCGGCACTGCTGGCCCGCGTCTTGCGAAAGCATTCATTACCTGGGCGGAAGAACACGGCGCCGCGATCATAAACATGGGTATCACCACGGGCGTGCATGAAAAGCGCACCGGTGATTTGTATTCACGTCTCGGCCTGTCGCGTACCGGTCTGCTTTATTCCAAAGAGGTGTAACGATGTGCACTGGCATAGAAATTGCGGCGATCGGCGCGTCCGTTCTTGCGGCGGGTGGCGCTGTCTATAGCGGTCAGCAGCAAAAGAAAATGTCCAACTATCAGGCAGCGCAGGCGGAAGCCGATGCAGAAGCCGCGCAGGCTGCTGCACGTGTAGAAGCTGATCGTATCCGTAAGGCGGGCAGGGCACAGGCAGCGCAGGCAAATGCAGCGCTGGCTGCGTCAGGCGTGGACACTGGAGAAGGTACCGCATTGCGCATTCAGTCCGGCATTGTGGGTGATGCGGAGCAGGATGCGTACCAGACCATTCTGAACGGCGCAAACCAGAGCGCACGGCTCAACGCGCAGGCGTCTGCCGACCGCATCAGCGGCCGTAATGCTTCAACATCTGGCTACATCAGCGCGGGCAGCTCGCTGCTGAGCGCTGGCGGCACAGCGTATAACGGCTGGAAAAAAGCAGGGAGTAAATAACCGTGAGAATTCCAACGGGTAATTTTGGCAACGTTACGCCTCAGGCTAATCCAACCCGGGTCGGGGTCAGTAATGTTGGTCAGATAGGTAATGCTGTAGCTGGGCTGGGAGCTGCTCTCGGCCAGACTGTAGATGATTTGCAGCGTACGCAGGATAAAGCAGATGTGGCGGCAACCCAGGCTATTCTTACCGATCTTGATGCGAAATCCAGTGACCGCTGGGAAAACCCGGAGACCGGCGCGCTGGTAACCCGGCAGGGGTTCAAGTCTTCCGGCGTTGGTCTGGACATGGATAAGCAGGACTCTTCCGATTATGAAGAGGCCCGTAAACGCGTACCGCAGAGCCAGCTGCAGTATTTTGACGCGCAGTGGAAAGCGGGGCAGATCCGCCGCGCCAGCACCTACAACAGCTTTGAACGTAGCCAGACCGAACAGGCCCAGCGCCAGCAGCTGGACGCGACGGTAAAATCTTCCGTGGAGCAGGAAGCGGGGGCGTTTGACGATCCGCAGGCCGCTGCGTTGATTCGAGGCGCACGACAGCACTCCATTTCATTGTATGGCCAGGCGCAGGGCTGGTCGCAGGAACAAATTGACCAGGCAGTTTCTGAGGCCAATTTGCGAGCTATGGACCAGCGAGCCCAGAACTATGCAGTTACCAATCCTCAGGGCTGGTTAAATGGCGACCTCCCGGTGAAAGACACCGGCGCTCTGGATATGCGTGCTATTGGTATCGTTGAATCTGGCGGTAAGCATTTCAATACCGACGGCAGTATTATCACTTCTTCCGCCGGTGCGCAGGGAAAATACCAGCTTATGCCGGATACAGGCAAAGAACTGGCGGCGAAACGCGGGGTAGAATATAACCCGGCGGACGAAGAGCAAAACGCCCTGCTGGCGAGCGATTACGCGAATCAGCTTTACGGGAAGTATGGTTCTGAAACGCTGGCGGGTGCTGCTTACAACTGGGGTATGGGTAATGTTGATAAACTTATCGACAAAGTGGGCGACCCGCGCAAGGGTGAAATTTCCGAGTCTGAGTTTATCAGCAAACTTCCCTCTGAAACTCGCGGATGGCTGGCCCGATACCGTAAAAACAAAACAGGCCTCGATCCTGTTTCTGTCAACAAAATCGATAGCATTGCCGAGTCAAAAATCCGGGAGCAGCGTACGGCGCTGCGCGAGCAAATTGACCCGATTCTGAATAATACGATGGTGCAGCTGTATAACGGCGAAGTGCCTGATGCGATGCCTGATAAAGCCTCTATCATGTTTGCGTACGGTGAGCAGGGGGCAAAGGCAGTTAAGCAACTCGACATCGCGATCAACAATGCCAAAACCTTCCAGGCGATACAGTACGTTTCCCCAGAACAGCAGCAGGCGGAAATTGCGAAGTTAAAGCCTCAGGCAAACGACCCAGATTATGCTCTGAAGCTTGATGCTTACGGCAAACTCGGCGCGCTGGTGCAAAAAAGTAATGAGGTGTTACAGGCGCAGCGTGATACCCGTCGTTTTAACGAAGCGCTGTCTATGGGCGAAAAACTTGACCCTACTAATAAATCCATGCAAAAAGCCGCCGACTCGACCCCGACGGCGCAAAATTTCCGCATCAACGATGCCACCACCCACGACGGGATCGTACAGCAGGTGGCCCAGACGGGGATCATTCCTTCGCAGGTAACCACCCAGTTATCGGCTATTTCCCGCGCGCGCAGTCCTGAGGCGGTCCGTCAGGGGGCCGAGTTATTTAATCGTCTCTATGACACAGATCCCGCGTCTGTTGGCGACATGTCAAAGGATATGCAAGGGTTTTATCTCACCGTTAAACAGCTTACCGATTCCGGCATGGCGTCCGAAACTGCTATCGAACAGGCGCAGAATCTGACCTACAACCAGACCGATGCGCTCAAAGCGCAACTGGCATCAACCCAGAGCACCAAGGAGTACAAAAAAGACCGCGGCAAAGCGATGGATTCTGCCGTGAGCAATATGTCTGGCTTCTTTAGCTGGGGAAATCCATCTGCCGACGACCAGACGCCGGAGGCTGCACGCTTCCGCAACGATTACCAGTCGCTGTACGACATCAACTATCGCACCACCGGCGGTAACGCGGATGCGGCCAAAAAAATGACCAACCAGCAGATCGCCCGCACATGGAGTATCAGCGAGGTTAACGGCGACGCGAAACTTATGAAATATGCACCTGAGGCGCTCTATAACTACGGTCCGTCAGGCTGGCAGGCGGCACAGTGGAAAGAAGAAAAAGAGAATTTGATGTACGGCGAACGCAAGGGCGAGATCACCACCAGCCCAGCGCAGCTTGGGATCACTTCTGGTAGCGCTGCTCCTGTTACCAGTAAAACGCCAGAGTCGCGTATTGGCGGCGATCTGGAGATAACTCCTGATGTGCTGACGGCCCGCAATGGCGATTACGCGATCATGGTGCGGACAAAAGATAAGGACGGTATCGAGGCGGTACAGCCGTTCTACGACTCGTACGGCAGGCCGATGCGCTGGAAGCCGTCGCTGGAAGAGTGGGCACCATACAAAAAAATGCAGTCAGAGCGTGAAGAACATGATCGTAATGAGCTGCAACGCGGTCAGGATATTCGCGGGTTCAAAGATAAACACCGCGCGCTCGACGAACAATATAAGCGCCTGCACAACGAGCGTATGGACAAAGTTAAAAATTACTTTTCGTGGAGCACTGAATAATGCCGGTATACGCCACTCCTGAAGACCTGAATAACGGATTCACTCCCGCGGGCAACGTCCTGGCAGCACCTTCCGGGTTTGATGTCCCTCTGCCTGAGGGTACCAATCCGGTACCTCAGCAGGATGAGCCGTCTGTCTGGGGCGCTGCATTTCGTCAGAATAACCTGCTGGGTCAGATGTTCCGCCCCGCGAAGCAATTCGAACCCGTAGACGGGTATAACCCGTACGCTGATAAAAACGAGCTGCACGGTTATGAACAATGGGGATCTGCTTTTGCCGATGCCCGCTCGCCGGAGGAAACCGCCTGGCTGAAACAACAGATTGACGACGAAAACGAGGACCGCAGGGTACTTTCCGAGGCGGGCGGCGAGGGTGTTCTTGCCAGTATTGCCGCCGGGGTGGTAGACCCCGTTACCGTAGCCTCTATGTTTATCCCCGGTGCGCAGGGCGGCGCGGTTGCCCGTATCGCGTCGCAGGCTGCAATCGGTGCAGCTGCAACAGCAGCAAGTGAGGTTGCGCTGAATAACCAGCAGATTACCCGCACGTGGGGGGAAAGCGCTTCCCACGTCGCTGCAGGTGCGTTGATGAGCGGTGTATATGCCGCAGCCGGTGCTGCACTATCGCCATCTGTCCGCACTGCGGCCACGCGCGAAGTGGCTGATGCGCTCGATAATATGAGTATCACGTCAGCGACGGACACGGCAGCAGCTTCCCTCCCCGAAGGTGGCAGCGTCGGCGCGGCGCGAATCAGCGAGGCCACGCTCGAGGATCTCACCCCGGCAGCTGGTGGACCGGTCGGTAAACTGGCACGTAAGGCAGGGAGCTATCTGACACCGTTTACCCGGCTGATGGAGTCGCCGTCGAAAACCTCCCGCCGCACCGCGCTTGAGCTGGCAGAGAATAACTACACACTGCAGGGCAATGCCCGCGGCATTGAGACACCCATCGCGGCGGAAACCCGTGTTCGCGGGTGGCGTCGTGAAGAGGCGGCCGTCGTGGTGACGAACAAGCAGGCCTACAGCCAGTATAAAGCCGCCGGGGGTGACCTGAGCTTTTCACAGTTCCGCGAGGAAGTAGGCAACGCCATGCGCAGCGGCGATGTGCATGCTAACCCGGTGGTGCAGGAAGCGGCGCAGGCGATGCGAACAGTTGTTAACCGGGTGAAGGTGGCGCAGCAAAAGCTTGGCCTGCTGCCGCCTGACGAGGAGCTTAAAGCCATCGGTCAGGAGAGTTATTTCCCGCGCGTCTACAAAGTCGGCAAGATCGTCAACGAACGTGATAAGTTCCGCGACTTGCTGGTCGACTGGTGGTCGCGCGGTGAGAAAACCATGTCCCGCGAAGAGGCTGAAATTACTGCTGACGCCACGATCAATAAAATTGTCGGTGCAAAAATTCCGCAGGATTTTGCAAACGTCTTTATGGTGAAAGCGGCGGGTAGCACCCGGTCACGTACGCTCAGCGTTCCTGATCGCCTGATGAAAGACTATCTGGAGAGCGACGCCAACTATGTACTGCAGCGTCACATCCGCGAGGCATCGGCAGAGGTGGAGCTGACGCGAGCATTTGGTAACAAATCGCTGGAAAAGCAGCTTAAGGATATTCAGGACGAATACGATGCACTGATGCGCCAGAATCCCAAAGACCAGGCGAAGCTGGCGAAAGCCCGCGATAACGATATCCGCGATATTACCGCGCTACGCGACCGCCTGGCTGGCACCTACGGCATGCCGGACGATCCATCATCATTTTTCGTCCGCGCCGGCGCGTTCCTGCGCAGCGCTAACTTTGTCACCAAGCTGGGCGGAATGACCGTTTCCGCGATTCCTGACCTGGCACGTGGTGTGATGGTTAATGGGTTCGGCAATACCATGCGTGGTTATTCTGCACTGATTACCCGCTCACCAGCATTTAAGGCCAGCCGCGCCGAACAGTTAAAAATGGCCGTCGGGTTGGAAACCATCCTGCACACTCGTGCGCGTACGATGGGTGATCTGGTGGACAGTTCCGCGCGAACCACAGCGGTGGAAGCGGGCATGGAGCGCGTCACCGATGCGTTCGGCAAGCTCACGCTGATGGGTCACTTCGACGATATGAACAAATCGGTAAACGGTATGATCACGTCCGACGGCATTCTCTCCGGCACGTTCGCTGGCCGCCGCCTGGCTAAGCTCGGCATTAACGACAATATGGCCGCGCGTATCCGCAGCGAGTTCGAAAAACACGGTGAGGTAATCAACGGCTGGCATATCGGTAATTTTGAAAAATGGGACGATCAGCACGTTGCTGGTGTCTTCCAGTCGGCGGTGCTGAAGGATGTAAACAACACCGTTATCACGCCGGGTATCGGCGATACTCCACTCTGGGCGAGTATGCCGCTGGGTAAAACCATCTTCCAGTTTAAATCGTTCGCTACCGCGTCTTATAACCGCGCTACGCTGGGTGGCCTGCAGGAGGGAACCGGTCAGTTTTATTATGGTACCGCTTTCCAGATTGGGCTCGGCGCGCTGACGTACGCGCTTAAGCAGTCGGCAAACGGCAAAGAGGTAGACTGGTCGCCACAGAAACTGGTCATTGAAGGCATCGACCGTTCCGGTATTCTCGGCCCGCTGATGGAATATAACAACATGGCGGAGAAGGCCTCAGGAGGTATGGTGGGGCTGGGCGCACTGCTCGGTACCGGAACACAGTCACGTTATGCCAGCCGCGGCTTTATTGGCTCTGCACTTGGCCCGACGTTCGGCCTGCTCGATACCATTACTGACGTGACTGCTGGTGTGCTAAATGGCGATGCCGGTGATCGGGTACTGCATAATGTCCGCACGCTGCTGCCGGGTAACAATCTGTTCTGGATTGCGCCGCTGATAAATCAGGTTGATCCCGGCATGCGGTAATCGGTCGGGATTCCGACCTCTGGACTGTTCCATCATAGCCCTGTATTCACTACGGGGCTTTTTTATGCATCAGGATTACAAAACACGCCTTACCGCACTGAGCGACAAACTCACCGACGTGGTGCTCGAAGAAGCCGATCCGGAGAACTGGCCGGGTGCAGGGAAGAAGCCGAGCGAGCTGACCAAAGATGAACGCGGCGATCGCTACTGGGATAAGAAGAACGCAGCAGCCTCACTGACATTGCTGATTAAGGTGCATTCGCTTATCGGTATGCAGACGCGCGGAGGCACGCCGTCCGATAATCCTGGTCAGGATGATGAAGCTTTTGCGCTGGGCCAGCAGGTGTCGAAGGCTGAGCGTGAAGCGGCCGCTATTATAGAGCGTCTCCAGAAAGGCAAAAAATGATCTCCTTCCTCGCCTTCTTTCTGATGTGGGCGGAGCGAATGAACTGGGACGTTCCGGACTGCCACTATAAGGCCTGCCACTGGCTGGAGCATCGCGGTAATCTCGCGGTGCTTCGCTGTTTCCGTGGGTTCGGTAAATCAACGATTCTTGCTGTCTATAATGCCTGGCGGTATTACTGCGATCGGCAGTATCGCATTTTGCACCAGTCTGAATCCGACGGTACCGCGTATAAAACCAGCCGAGATACCCAGAACGTACTGCGTAACCATCCATTGACCAAAGGCATGCTACCCGACGGGCAGGGGACGGTAGAGCAGTGGTGGGTCAACGGCGCGCTGGATTTACGTAACGGCAGCATGTACGCCAAAGGCATTCTGTCTAACGTTACCTCCGCCCGCGCCAACGAATGCCAGAACGATGACGTAGAAGTACCCCGCAATATCCAGACGCCCGAGGCGCGCGAAAAACTGCGCTATCGCCTGGGCGAGCAGACTCACATTCTTATCCCTGGCGGCCGCAAACTCTACATTGGCACACCGCACACGCATGACAGCCTTTACGATGAGGTTGAGTCTATGGGTGCCGACTGCCTGACCATCCGGTTGTTTGAGAAAGAAAAGCGTATTGAGGCTAAAGACGCCACGGAACTGCGCTATGCAGTGCCTTTTCGACCGGAGTATGTTTTTGCGGGCATCCACAAGGCGGCGCGGCTACTGGTCGAAAATGTAGATTATAAGCTGACCGCCGACGGCGTTGAGTTTGCATCCGCGCCGGACACGGTTATCGATTTTTATGCGGATTGCGCCTGGCCTGAGCGCTTCACGCGCGAGGAAATGGAGAATCGTCGCAAAGAAACGCGCACGATTAACGAGTGGGATAGCCAGTATCAGCTGCACAGTAAACCAGTTGGCGACGTTCGTCTCGACCCAGACCGCATCCGTGAGTACAACATCCACCCGCAGATTCGATATGCGAACCGTACGGCCTCGCTCTGGCTGGGTAACGTGCAAATTGTTGGCGCTGTCGCCTGGTGGGATGTGGCCACAGGTAAAGTTAAAGCCGATGCTTCGGCATTCTCGCTGATGCTGACGGATGCCAGAGGGCATTTGTACTGGCACATTTGCCAGGAGCTTACCGGAGAGCTGGCAGAGTTCGACGATAACGACAAAATCACCGGCGGGCAGGTAGCGCAGATTAAAGAACTGGTGCTCAAATACCAGATCCCAGTTGTTTGCGTCGAGGTGAACGGGCCGGGGAGTTTCGCGGGTAAATTGCTGCGTCAGGCGCTTAAAGGTACCGGCTGTGGCGTTAGGGAGGAGTTCAGCATTACCAACAAGCAGAAGCGTATCCTTGATGCGTTTGAAGCGCCGCTGTCGTCGCGGTTCCTGTGGGCTCATACCGACGTGCTCGACGGCCCTGTTTATGACCAGATGCGTGACTTTAACCCGGCGCTGACCAACCAGCCGGATGACTTTATCGACTCTGGCGCAGGTGCAATAAGTCAGACCCCTGTTCGCATAGGGAAAGTGGTCGGGATTCCGACCGGGCATGCGCGCGAAGATTGGCAGTTAAGTGACGGAGATCATCTGGTCGACGTCGATTACTAACCCTGCCAGAGGTTCTCACCATGTCGGTACCGAATCAGACGCCCTATATCATTCATAACGCCAACGGCCTGACGACCGTCTTTCCTTTTGAGTTCTACATCATCAATGCAAATGACATCCAGGTGACAATAAACGGGGATGTCATTACGAGTGGTTATTCCGTATCAGGTGCCGGAAATGTAGGTGGCGGGGATGTGGTATTTTTAACTCCACCAGCGAGCGGCTCAGTGGTTATGCTCGAGCGTGTGGTTCCAACCTATCGGCTGACAGATTATCAGGACAACGGTGACCTGCTGGCTGATACCGTGAATAAGGACTTTGATCGCCTGTGGATGGCTATTCAGCGCTACGGTATTCATCTGGGTCTTGCTTTGAAACGTCCTTTGTTCGGCGGTCCGTTCGATGCAGAAGGCTACAGGATTTCAGATCTGGCAGACCCCGTTAATGATCAAGATGCAGCGACAAAAAAATATGTTGAGAGTGTATCTCTTGCGAGAACATTAAGAGTCCCAGAAAACACAGTGCAAGCGGTGCCGTCGGTATCGATGAGAGCTAATAAGCTACTGGCTTTCAATGCCGCTGGGGATCCTATTGCAGTTTTACCCGCGTCAGGTTCAGCATCAGACGTTCTGATTGAACTTGCAAAACCCACTGGTGCCGGCCTAAGTGGAACGACATCAGGCGGTACTGTTCAGTCTGATCTAGACAAACTTAATAAACAAAACGACGCCTTTGCTTACATAGAGGATTATGCCAACCTTGTAGTTGGTGATGACTGGTCAGATGCGATTCAAGAAGCTCTAGACACTGGTAAGGATGTCGTAGGGGAAAAAGACAAGATTTACACAGTGTCTAAAGTTTTGAACTCTAAGGGGCAGCAGCTACTTGGAGGGTTTAAATTAAATATTACAAGATATTCATTGGGTGTAATCCCGGCTAACTCTTTTGTAAAGCAAACCCCTGATACAAGAATAATGATGTGCTATGTAAGCTCAGCTTACGACATGGCAGAAATGCTTTATATAAAGTCATTAGGTTTCAACATCATACATCATTATCTGGGTTTTGCTAATTCAGTTGATAGCGCTGGAACCACGGCACAGATGTTAGACAATGCGCAAAGTGCTGGCCTCAAAGTATCCATTGGAACAGAGCAGGATCCTTTAGCAATCTCTGATTTGCCAGCCTTCATTGCAAGCGTAGACAGTCACCCAGCAGTATATATGTACGCTGTTTATGACGAACCTGGTGCCAGAGGTATTAGCATTACAGACCAAGATGCTAAAATTAGCGTGCTACGTGGAGTGACAACTAAAACATTACAAATGGTGTGCCAGTTACCACCAGGCGGCCCATTTACACAATGGTATTCCACTAACTATGATCTTGTGTTCGTTGACTCTTACTCCACTGCAACAACTGGCACACTTCAGCAGAGGATTGACCAAGATCTGATTAAAATGAGATTAGATTTTGGTGTCATTCAGCAGATGACAGGGGTAAAACGAACCATTCCATGTATAGGAACATTCTTATTCAGCGGCAGTAATATATCTGGAGATATAGACCAAGTTGTAGGGGGATGTAAGGTTTTTGGTACGGCTGGGAATGGGGAGTTTGCTGCTTTTGTTTGGGATGGGGAGGCAGACCCAGGAATCACTAGCAGACTGAGGACTAACGCCACGCTTCGTAAAATAATTAAGGATTTAGCGTCTAAAGTTTACTATAAATATTTAGACACAAAAACCTATCTATTTGGCGGATCCGGCGGGGATAAACATTGGCCATTACAGGAGTTGCTTAAGGACGTTATGCCTGCTGATACATCCTCAAGTGACCCAAAAATCACGAAAAATGCTTGGCCTACTAGGATAATAAGTGGTTCTGGGAATGGGGACCATGAAACCACCCAGACAGGAGTCGATGTTAGTGGGATTGCCTTTAAAACTTCTGATGCAGCTCTATGTCTTAGCAGTAGCTACAGTAGGGGAGTTGGGGCTTGGCTTGAGATATCAAATCTCAATGGAGGGAATCCTATAAACGGTATTTTTCTTATGGGTAAAAGCGTTGACGGTATTCGCTATGAAGATATCGCAAGTGTGAGTCTTACATCAAGCCAGACGTTTATGTTTGGATTCAAACCAGATGATTACTCTGCAATCGGGACAGCACCGGTTATACACTTCAGTTTCCCCGCGGGGACTTCTCCTTTTTACCGAGCATTTATGCGCGGGGCGATAGTTTTTGCAGATTGGTGAATAATTTGCGCCATGGTAACATGGCGCAGCAATGCTTTTAATCTTTAAGTTTTAATCTAATCAAAAGACTTATCGCGATAAATATGCTTAAATCGAACGCAAAATTCATCCCGAAAAGATGTTTGTCTAAGTCTCTGTAACCCTCACCGAAGAATGCAACGTATAACTGCGATGCCCCAAATGAACATATGGTAAATACTGAAATTGAGTGTTGTTTTCTTAAGCAAATGATTGCTAATAACATTGCAATGAATAAAGCTAAAAACCTAATATTTTTGAATAAATAATCCTTGGTTTCAGTCAGGTATGACATAACCCCTGTGTTACCTTGGATTAGTTTTATTCCATTGAATACATGGAAATAATTCTCGGTATATTGAGTTTTTATCCCGGCATCAAAGGGGAGGTTATAAATTATGCTAGGGTTTTTAACCACCCAGCTAATTACATCACCGAATCCAGAAGCAACATTTCTTCCAAAGCAAACCCCTCCTATTTCTGTTTGTACTGCTCCTGATTCAAGGTTGAATTTATTTCCCCATGCATCTATTCCGATGCATTTTCTATCTATGTTTTGATCGAGTTCCAAATTATTGATAGTTGCATATTCATATACGCCAAAATATGTAGCATGGTATTTATTAAATGCTGCCGCACCAGTGGAACCCGATATGCACAATACTGATAGCGACATAGATATTAATGTTAATAAAGCCTTGAGCTTAAGGTTATCTCGGTTAAATATACTATAAGCTATTGCTACAATTAACGGCGTGTAAAAAAACTGGCTTTTTGAGCAAGCTATGAGGGTAGCTGCTACAAATGTAATGATTATATCTTTTTTATTACTCCGGGTTACATGTAAAGCAATTATTGGTAGGGTTAGGATAACTATTTGCTCTTGATAAAAAGATGAGAAAAAGGCTAGGTTTGAGGTCGATAGTATTGGGAGGGTGATTATGAAAAAAATCACCAAATATTTAATGCTATTTTGCTTTGTGATGGCTTTAAATAATGCATATAGTGTTATTATGAAAATAACCTTAAGGATGCATGATAGTAGTCTCAAATCTAAATAATTTGTAAAGAGAGAGATTATATAAGCATAAATATATAAAATGTAACTATATGAACTAATGTAATCGTAGGAAAAAACACTCAAAAAATGCTTTTTTAATTCATAGTTAAGCGTTAAGTTGCCATCAAATGTGTTTATTTCACCAATGAATGGAAATACGGACCGGTAAAAATCACTAGTATTTATCATAAAAACATTAGACGTAAGTATGCATATGACTAAAGCATATATAATAATTATTATATTGGCATGATTATTTTTCATGATTTTCCTTTTTCATTAAGTATCTTGGTCGTTTTTTTGCCTCTACATATATCCTTCCAATATATTCACCTAATACACCAATGCCTATTAGCTGAACTCCACCAAGGAATAGTATGGAAACAAGAAGGGAAGGATAGCCTCTGACAGCATTACCAAATGCAAGTGTGTCAATAATCATCCAGGCTCCGTATAGGAATGCAACTCCAGCAACGAGAAGGCCGATGTAAGTCCAAATGCGCAGAGGGAACGTTGAGAAGCTGGTTATTCCTTCGAGTGCCAAATTCCACAACTTCCATCCGTTGAATTTAGTGCTACCGGCAACACGCTCGGCGCGTGCATATTCGACAACATCGGTACGGCCACCAACCCAGCTAAGCACCCCTTTCATAAAAAGGTTACGCTCTGGCAAAAGCTTTATATTTTCGACTATTTCACGAGACATCAGGCGGAAGTCACCAACGTTTTCCTCGATCTGCGGGTTACTGATTTTGTTGTGCAGCTTATAGAACCATTCCGCGGTCTTGCGCTTCAGTCTGCCATCAGTGGAGCGGTCAGAGCGCTTGGCAAGAACCATATCTGCCCCGGCCTGCCACTTCTCTATCAGGTGAGGAATGACTTCTACAGGGTCCTGCAAGTCTACGTCGATCGGGATAATCGCTTCACCGGTCGCATGGTCAAGGCCGGCGAACAGAGCGGGCTCTTTACCGAAGTTTCTTGTGAATGACAGCGGTACCACAAGCGGATCGGAAACAGCAAGCGCGCTGATAATTGATTCTGTGGCGTCTTTGCTGCCGTCGTTTATGAAGACTATCTCGACTTCATGCTGTTGAATACCCTCAAATTCCCGAACTGTTTTGTAGAAGATGGGAATTGCTTCCTCTTCATTAAACACCGGAACAACCAGAGAAATTTTCATTTCGCATCCCTAAAGACAATGAATTTTGAATAGATAAATCCGCACATCAGGCTGATGGCAGAGAACACGATTAATGTGATGATAGGAGCCATACCAGACTTATCTGCACACCATCCGACAATTGCGCTTAGCGAGCCCATAAATCCCACGTAGAGCATGTAGCGCATTGTTGTGATGGAAGACTTAAACGTGTATCTGGCATTCGCAAAGAAGCTGAATGATACCGCGACAATGAACCCGGCTAAGTTGCCAAGTGCCTGACCTGTATGGAATGCACATAAGCAAACAGCGAACACGACCCAGTGAATGAGTGTGTTGATAACACCTATTGATGTGTATTTGGTGAATAACTTTAACATTATAAAAATCAGTGAATTCTGAAAGGTCTGGAGTCTATCACTACTTTCAATCAGGATCAGCATTTGATATATAGTCGGGATTCCGACCGCTATCTCGCCATACCCTCATGCCACTAAACACATTCCCCCCGGGGGGTAAGGCATGAGGATGAATCCACAAAATAACTGGCTGTCCTGGGTAGGCAATGGGCTAACTACTGTTGCTGCATATCTGGGTATTACCACTCTTGATTTAACCTACCTTGTCCTAGCCGTGCTCGGTTTTCTTCTTTCGCTTCTTGGCTGGCTTGACCGGCGCGCAAAAATTAAAGCTGATCGCCATGCCAGCGCTGAGCGCCTTGCTCTCGACAGGCAGCGTACCCGCGCGGTTATCGAGTTCCTGAGCAAGTCCGATTCACACAACCTCGACCAGGCCGACGAAGTTGTCGCGAAAGTACAGCAGGTGATGACTGAAACGGAAATTCAACCATGAAGCGCGCAACAAAGCTAAGCGCTGCGGTTCTCGGTCTTGTGCTGGCCGGTGCACCTGCATCATTGATACTGGACCAATTCCTGAACGAGAAAGAGGGAAACAGCCTTACCGCGTACAAAGACGGCGGCGGTATCTGGACGATTTGCCGTGGTGCCACGATGGTGGATGGTAAACCGGTGGTGCAGGGCATGAAGCTTACACAGGCGAAATGTGACCAGGTAAACGCCATTGAACGAGATAAGGCTTTGGCCTGGGCTGACCGGAATATAAAGGTGCCGCTGACCGAACCGCAGAAAGCGGGTATTGCTTCATTCTGCCCGTACAACATCGGCCCCGGTAAATGTTTCCCCTCAACGTTCTATAAGCGCATCAATGCCGGTGACCGTAAAGGAGCATGCGAGGCGATCCGCTGGTGGATTAAAGATGGTGGCCGTGACTGCCGACTGACAAAAGGCCAGAAGAATGGTTGCTATGGTCAGGTTGAGCGCCGTGATCAGGAGAGCGCGTTAGCGTGCTGGGGGATAGACCAGTGACGATAAAAGCAAAGCTGTTATCGCTGGCCGTTCTGCTGGCGCTTTTCGTTGTTACCTTTTACGCGGGTTATCTGAAAGGCTGGTATGCACACAGTGACAAGGTAAACAGCGAGCATACAGCGAAGAACAAAAATGCTGAGAAAGCCGTTGCCACCAGCGAGCAGAAAGCGGCAGCTGCCAGCGCAGAAGGCAAAGTGATTTACCGGACCATTTACCGTGATGTGGTGAAATATGTTAACGACCCGAACCATACTAAGTGCGATTTTGACGATCATGCTGTGCAGCTGCGGCAGCGAGCAATCGACGCGGCCAACAATATCCCCGGATTTGATGAACCCGCCATGCAAGGCGAGTGACGCCGGACGGGATAGCGACGAAGACCTGCAGGCGGATACCCAGACGACGGAATGCGTGCGGGAACTACGGACTAATATCTATCGCTGGCAGACGTGGTACAGGGCTACGGAATAGCCTGTTTTGTTCCTCAAACGGGAGCGAAATCAAAAGCGGGTATCAATTCGGGTATCTGTCTATTATATAAAAATAAAATACAGTAAATACAATATGTTATTTGCTGTATGTTACTCCTATTATCGGCACCATTTCAAGCTCTTCCCAGGTCTACCGAAATCAACTATAAGCCCGTATACTGCGGTTTCTGGCCCGTATCTTATCTCCTGTTATCAACTGTGCTCAACCGAAATCAAGTTACAGTTGGGGGCATAAGTGGGGGCATTCTGTGTTCGGTCCTGGGAGATGCCCCCAATGAAGCTAAATGCACGACAGGTAGACGCCGCTAAACCCAGAGAGAAGGCCTACAAGCTGGCAGATGGTGCTGGTTTGTATCTTGAAGTCGTTCCCTCTGGTTCCCGATACTGGCGGATGAAATATCGCTTCAATGGAAAAGAGAAGCGTATGGCTTTTGGGGTCTATCCGGCAGTGTCTCTTGCACAAGCGAGGGCACTGCGTGATGAAGCCAAGAAAAAGCTGGCCGAGGGTATCGATCCATCTTTTGCCAAGAAAGAAGAAAAGCTAGTTCGTGATGTGCAGCTCAATAATACGTTTCAGGAAGTGGCGCTTGAATGGCACGGAACGAAGGTGAGCCGGTGGTCAGAAGGTTATGCCTCGGACATTATCGAAGCCTTCAATAAAGATATTTTCCCCTATATTGGCCAACAGCCGGTGAATGAAATCAAACCGCTGGTTCTGCTTAATGTGCTGCGTCGAATGGAAAGCCGTGGCGCGACAGAGAAAGCCAAGAAAGTTCGCCAGCGCTGCTGCGAAGTCTTTCGTTACGCCATCGTTACCGGCCGTGCGGAATATAATCCTGCGGCGGATCTAACCAGCGCGATGTCAGGACATGAATCGAAGCATTATCCCTTCCTTACTGTTGAGGAGTTACCTGATTTCTTCAAAGCTCTCTCTGGCAATACAGGAAGTCCGCTGGTTGTTCTTGCCGCTCGTCTGCTGATCCTTACGGGAGTTCGCACTGGCGAGCTCCGGGGTGCTTTCTGGAGTGAGTTTGAACTTGAAAAAGCGGTGTGGGAAATACCTGCCGAGCGTATGAAGATGAAACGGCCCCATCTTGTCCCCCTTTCTACCCAAGCGCTGGAAATCGTACAGCAGCTCAAAGTGATGACTGGGCAATATCCTCTGGTGTTTCCTGGGAGAAATGATCCCCGCAAAACGATGAGCGAAGCGAGTATAAATCAGGTGTTCAAGCGGATTGGATATACGGGGAAGGTAACGGGGCATGGTTTCCGCCACACGATGAGTACGATTTTGCATGAGGAAGGGTTCAATACGGCGTGGATTGAAACCCAGCTTGCGCATGTCGATAAGAACGCGATTCGTGGGACGTACAACCATGCTTTATATCTGGAAGGAAGGAGGAAGATGATGCAGTGGTACGGGGAATGTATTGAAAGTATGTTTGAAAGAAAAGTAGCCGTTAAGTTGCAGGCTAATACAAAGGAGCGGTATTGAGCTAGATTGTTCCTTCTAAGCATTCTGCAATGTGACGGTTGCTAAGGAAGCTATAAAGCAAACCGCATAATGCATGATATGCAGATATGATTCGTCGTGATGTTCTTCACGATGTCGCGTTCAACATTAGATTTAGTATGGAATTATGCTTGCGTATTTTTTATACTTTCTTCAAAATTATCCATAATTTTCATGTTGTTCAGATTATATCCTGAACCAGAACTGCAAGGTAGCAAGCCGAATGAGTATAGGAAAATCCTCCCAACCAAAGTCCAGCGCGCCTGGCCAATATTTGGGATTTGCGCTTCAACCTGTTCGCCTCTGCTACCATCTTCTCAACTGTTCTGATGATGCATGTGTATCGCTCGAGTATCTTGACGACGTAGCCGTACATTATCCTGATGGCCGGATTATAATGGAGCAGACTAAAAGTGCTTTAACACATAACCCTTTATCAGACTGGTCGGAGGATTTCTGGAAGACAATTTCTAACTGGATCGACATAGTGACAGTAAATGATATATGTCTTAGCAAAGTAAGTTTTCGCTACTATGTTACACCTGCAAAAAATATAGGTACAATTTGTTCGCTATTTCATAATTCCAAAAATGATGACGATATTAAAAAATTAATGTTTTTTTTGCAGAGTGAACTGAAAAAATTAAAATCAGAACCTGCATGTATGAAATATATTTCTCGGTTTCTTAATGCTACACAAGAACAACAAAAAGCAATAATTGCAAATTTAGTTATAGAGAATGACAGAATAGATCCGCTTGATTCAATTCGTAAGTGTTTAAAACCTACAATTGCAGAAGAAGTAATTGAACTAACTTGCCGGTATGCGATAGGAATGGCAAAAGAAAAAGCGGATGGACTTATCCGTAATAAACAAAATGCAGTTATATCTGTGCAGGAATTTAGAAGGGTGTTTATAAATTTTGTACAGAAAAATAATATTCCTGGATACCTTCAGCCACTCAGTACAGAAATTAATAATTCTGATGCTGAAGCATTGCTCAAACGGGCCCCCACGTTTATAAAACAGCTAAAACTGATAGAACTTCGTCAAGATCGTCAGCTTAGGGCTGTCAGTGATCTATTAAAGACGGACGCTAACATAACCATGTGGGCCGAAAATGGACTAATTTTTGAGCAAAATATTTCTGAATGGCATAATTCATTATTAAGACAGTACGATGCAATATGCGATGATATTGAGGTTTGCCACTCCGACAAGACTGAAATAAGCAGAGGTAAAGTTATTTATAGCCGTTGTTCTGCTACAAAAGTATCCTTCGATAATAAGATAGTCCCTGAATATTTTACTAATGGAGGTTTCAATCTTCTGGCTGACGATCTCCGTTTAGGATGGCATCCGAATTATATAGAGCTTCTCGATAAGGATGAATAG